AAACGAAAAAGCGGAAGAAATGCTTCATGAGTATGTAGTTGATAAAGCTCGTGCTCAATACGAAAGTCTCTTAGACGAAGAAGTCGAAGACACTGAAGTTGAAGTAGAAGAAGCTGCTGAAGAAGTAGTTGACGAAGCAGAAGAAGAACTTGACGAAGCAGAAGTCGAAGTTGACGAAGTTATCGATCAAAGCAATGACTTTGAAGATGACGTGTTAGCAGACGAAGAAGAAATTGAAGCAGACGAAATCGGCGAAGAAGACGATGACGAAGATGCAATGCCAATGGACGAGCCTATGGGCGACGACGAAGAAGGCGAAGAAGATCTTGAAGACAAGGTTGACGATATTGCAGACGAATTAGAATCTTTAAAAGCAGAATTTGACGCATTAATGTCTAAAGAAGACGGCGATGACGAAGAAGAAGCAGAGCTTGATGCTGAAGAAATGGATTTAGAGTCAGTTGAATACGACCTAGACGAAGAAGTTGCTGAAGAAGACGAAGTTGTTGAAGAAGCAACTAAGTTATCAAATGCAGTTGCAGCTCCAAAGGGCGGCGAAGCAGATAGCAACGAATCACCATACACAAAAGCACCTAAGAAAACATCAGTGCAAGGCGCAGGTTCACCTGTAAAAGCAAAAGATGGTTCAGAAGGCGCAAAAGGTGAATCAGCAAAGGATCACACACCTACAGACAACATTAACGTTGAACCAAAAAAGGTTTAATTGAGATTACTGTAGGAGAGTAAAACTATGCAAATCCGTAAACTATACGAATATATGAGTCCAGACGCTGCTAAAGTGCAGATTATGGAATCCGAAGACGGCAAAGACCTGTTTATGGCAGGCCTGTTCATTCAAGGTGATGTAAAGAACCAGAATGGAAGAGTATATCCTAAACAGGAAATACAACGTGCTGTTGAAAGTGTGAAAGATCGTTTAGGAAAAGGTGAAACTGTGCTAGGTGAGTTAGATCACCCAGAAGAGTTACAGATCAATTTAGATCGTGTTTCTCACATTATCACCGAAATGCATTGTGATGATGCAAACGGATTAGGCAAATTGAAAATCATAGACACGCCAATGGGTAATATAGCAAAGGCTTTATTAAAAGCAGGTGCTAAACTAGGCGTATCAAGTAGAGGAAGCGGTAACGTTAACGAATCAGGTAAAGTATCTGATTTTGATATAATTACTGTGGACATTGTGGCTCAGCCCAGTGCACCAGATGCTTACCCTAAGACAATCTATGAAAGTTTATTTAACATGCGTGGCGGTGCCGTAATACACGAAACTGCCGCAGCAGTTACACACGACAAAAGTGCAGAAATACATTTGGCTAGACAGATTCACAGTCTAATCAATGAACTAAAAATATAAGGAAGTAGGAGACTACCGATGGCAGTGACATTTACAGACTTACTTGAAGGAACAGATTTAACTTCTGAAGTTAAAGAAGCCTTGCAAGAAGCATGGGAGTCAAAAGTTTCCGAAGCAAAAGAAGAGCTTACAGCAGAACTTCGTGAGGAGTTTGCACAACGTTATGAGCATGATAAGTCTCAAATCGTTGAAGCAGTTGATAACTTTATCACTGATAAAGTAACGGCTGAGGTAGCAGAAATTGCAGAAGAAAAAGACTCACTTGCAAAAGACAGAGTCAAGTATCGCAAAGCCATTAGTGAACATGCTAAATTATTAGACAAATTTGTTGTCGAAATGGTAGCAAAAGAAGTACAAGAGTTAAGAGCAGACAAGTCTAAAGTCAACGAACACGTTGTTAAATTAGATGAGTTTGTTACAGAATCTCTTGCAACTGAAATTGCAGAATTCCATGAAGACAAGAAGTCTTTAGTAGAGCAAAAAGTTAAGATGGTTCGTGAAGGCAAGAAACAACTTGCTGAAGCGAAGAAAGATTTTATCCGTAAAGCGGCAGGTAAAGTTGAAGAGACAATCAACAACGTTATCACTGAAGAGGTTAAAAACTTCCGTAATGACATCACTAAAGCTCGTGAGAATGACTTTGGACGTCGTATTTTTGAAGCCTTCGCAAATGAGTACAACACATCGTACTTAAACGAAAGCAAAGAAATTAAGACATTACAGAGAACACTAGCCGAAGTGGAAACTCAACTTAATGAAGCAAAAGAAAGTATCGAAGCAACGAAAGAAGCAGAGAAACTAACTGAATCTAAATTAAGAATAGCAGAAGATCGTTATACTCGTAAAGAGACACTTAACGAACTTTTAGCACCACTAGGCAAAGAGAAGAAAGAAATTATGTCAGACTTGCTTGAAAGTGTTAAGACAGAGAACTTAGAGAAGCAATTCAATAAGTATCTTCCATCTGTATTAGATGGCGAAACACCAAGAGTGAAGAAGACATTGTCTGAATCAGTAAAGAAAGAACATACTGGTAACAAGGCAGCTGTTGTAACAGCAGAGGCCGATGACGAAACCGATAATGTAGTCGAAATTGATTACATTAAGAAATTAGCCGGACTTTCAAAATAAAAGGAGTGATTTAAAATGGCAAATTTATTTGAAAGCAACTGGTCCGCAACTAAAGAAGCATTGCTCGAAGGTGTATCTGGAAACAGAAAATCTTCATTAGATGTGGTCCTCGAAAATACAAAACGCTATTTGTCAGAGGCTGCAACAGCAGGTGCAACAGGTGCGGGATCAGTCGCAACATTAAATAAGGTAATGTTACCTCTAATCAGACGTGTTATGCCCAGCGTAATTGCGAATGAATTAGTTGGTGTACAACCAATGACAGGCCCAGTAGGCCAAATCCACACTCTACGTGTTAGATACGCGGAGAGCGGTGGCGGTGCAACAGCAGGTGATGAGGCATTAAGCCCATTCAAGTTGGCATCAACATACGCTGGTTCTCCAGATGCTACAGCAGCAGCTGAAGGTCAACCAGGACGTAAAATGAGCATTCAAATCTTAAAAGAAACAGTAGAAGCAAAAACTAGACGTTTATCAGCTCGCTGGACTTTTGAGGCAGCTCAAGACGCAGAGTCAATGCACGGTGTTGACGTAGAAGCAGAAATCATGCAAGCTCTTGCACAAGAGATTGTTGTTGAGATCGACCAAGAAATTATTGGTTCTCTACGTTCATTAGCAGGTGCTGGTACTACTTTAGACTTCTCAAGTTTAAGTGGTCAATCAGTATACGTTGGTGACAGACACGCAGCATTAGCAATTGAAATCAACAGAGCAGCTAACAGAATCGCAGCTAGAACAAGACGCGGTGCTGGTAACTATGTTGTTGTTTCACCAGAAGCGTTAACAATTCTACAATCAGCAAGTACTTCAACATTTGCTCGTACAACTGAAGGTAGTTTTGAAGCACCTACAAACACTAAGTTTGTTGGTACATTAAACGGAACAGTAAGAGTATTCGTAGACAACTATGCAGCAGACGGTACGAAAGTATTAGTAGGTTACAAAGGTTCAAGCGAATCAGACGCTCCTGCGTTCTACTGCCCATACATTCCATTAATGAGCACAGGTCCAGTTATGGATCCTGCTACATTTGAACCAGTAGTGAGCTTTATGACAAGATATGGTTATAAAGAACTTACAAATACTGCTTCATCTCTTGGTAATGCGGCAGACTACGTTGATGCAATTAGTTTAGCAAGCGTATCTTTCCAGTAAGATTTAATCTTATTAGAATTAAAAAGCACTCTTCGGAGTGCTTTTTTTTGGGCGTAATTTCTTTTGTTAAAGATTGATAAATAGTTGTAAGACACTTAATGTAGAACGTAGGGTTATCAAATATGGCAACAAACAAACGTACCGTTATCGGAGCAGATGAAGAACTACTGGTTAAAGGCCAGTTAGTTGTTACAGGTAATGTAACGCAAGTCGAAACAACACAAACGATTAATCGTTTAGAATCCGATGAACTAGTTATCAATTCTGATGGCACTGCTGATTTAGCAAAACTTGTATTAACGGGCTCCGCTAATACTGCTATACTTTCTTATAGTTCATCAACAGGTGAAATTGATGTAAACAAGCCAATGGCATTTCCGGCAGGATCAGCTCTTACAGTCGACATTGTTGGTAACGTAACA